CCCCATTGTGTTCACATTGCCGATGCAGTTGTTGGCCTATCATGCGGCATTAATCAAGGGCACGGATGTGGATAAGCCACGCAACCTCGCCAAGTCGGTTACTGTGGAATAGAATCCTTCGGTGGCAAGAAACCCCACAGAATAACACTTCTGAGGATTATTCCTCATCTACAGATGTCTTTTTTACCTTCACAGTAGAAGTCCGATTTACTAATCTCTGGGTTGCACCCTATACCCCCTATCAGCAGTTGCTGTATGGGTTGATATGCGATTTCCGCAAGAAGGGGTGGAACTATCAACAGATTGCCGATTGGTTGAATAGCAATGATTTCAGCACTGCTAGAGGCAAGGAGTTCCTGAATGCTCACGTCCATTCCATTGTGAAGAAGAAGCATCTAAGGGACTCCAGATTGGGTAAAAGATACCCTCCAAAAGTGTCTAATTTCGGAATTTCCTTTGTAGATAAAACCCTTATAAATGAATAACTTATCTAGCAGTAAATGGTAGGGTTTAGGTATAATCACATAAAATTGAGATTATATGTCATTGCTACCTAACTACCTGAAAACAAAGGATAAAGTTGCATATTTTACTTGATCCATTATCGTAAATAACATAAAATACTACTATGGAGATATTTTATGATATTACTAGGGGGTAATAACGATGAGTAGGCAAGGTAAAACGGGTTCTGCGGTGGTATTGACCGACAAAGAACTCCAACGGGTGCTAAAGACAATCCTTGGGTCGAGTAGTAGTCAGACATCAAGAAACTACGGAATCATCGTCCTATCGCATCTGTGCGGTCTCCGCAGTAAAGAACTTGCGTCCTTGAAGATCGGGGATGTCTGGGATGGAGAGAAAGTGAGGGATGTTCTGCGTCTTGTTGCGTCCTACACGAAAGGCAGTAAGCATAGAGATGTGCCACTGATGCACAAGAAAGTCCGAGATGCGATGGAAAAACGCATAGCAGATGAAATCCAGATCAGTCGGGGAAACTTGAAGATAGATGACCCATTATTCAGATCGCAAAAGGGTGGGTTCTTCAATGCAAACTCTATGGTTCATCTCATCAAGAGGATTTACCAAGATGCAGGATTAGGTAATGCCAGCAGTCATAGTGGCAGACGCAAGTTTGCGACCTCCTTGATAGAGAGTGGTGCAGATATAAATTGCGTCAAGATACTTATGGGACATTCAAGCATCCAAACTACCGCACTTTATTTCTCAACTAACCCTGATCGTCTTGCTAACCTTATGGTTAATTTAGAGATGTGATTGTGAGGAATATTCCTTGGCCAGTTCGGGTAAAGAGGAGCCAGCGCTGTTTAGGCTATAGCCGAAAGTATAATACCTACTTGCCAAAATACTTCTTATTCCGTGGATGCTTTGCAAAATAACCATCTGCAGCAATAAGAACTAATCTCCTACCTGGAGCAAGTATTTCCTTCCTCATCTTGTCCAAGTTCTCTTTTGATCCTCTTGTTGTTGATATGCTCCCACGATAAAAAGATACAGAACTTCCCCCACTACCTACATCTTCTACATATTGGACATCCTTGCCTCGACTTTTCCTGAATAGACCACTACTCAATATTTGTTTGTTTGATTTACCCTGCAACCACATCACCATTCCGTTATAGGTGTTGAATAGTTTTTCCTGCCGATATTCACCTATCGGAGTCCATTGAGAAGTCCATTGTGATGACCTGCGACTTTTGCCTAAATGTTCTCTCAATGACCTGATAGTGCTAGCAGTAGTCATCCGTGTATCAACTCGGAAATAACGGTAGAAGTCATTTGGCACTACATCTCTAGGGTTGGTTATTTCAAGAGTATGTGTAGGCACCTCCACAAATAAATCACTATGCTCTTTCCACCATTTATCAAAGGTAGAAGTTAGGAGTTGATCCAAATCCCAATCTTTGTATCTGTCCCGATTGACAACGACCTTATGCTGAAACGGTTTGTCATATCCTTTCTTCTTTACCGTTGTTGGGGGTATCCGTCTGTATTCAGTAAAGGTGAAGTCCAAACTTTCCAGTTCTAACGCAAGTTGTAAATAACGAAACCACCACCTATACATCTGGATTTTTCTGGGTGTGATTACTCCTCTTATATCTGCTCTTGTTTCTCTGTATTCCCGATACTCCCTAACTTCTGTTCCAGTTTCTTCCGAAATCACCTTCCCCGTTTTCTTATCCACTCGGGAGGCAAATACTTTTCTGGTAGTAGGTCGGATTACTTTTGCATATTGAAGTTTCAGATTTGGTTGCGGTTCTTTAGGCATTAGAACTCTCCTCCTGAGGAATATTCCTTGTCGATTATGGACTACTGGCTTGTTCGGGTAAAGAGGCCAAGCTCCTGTTAGCCAGAATGCCCGAACTGCTAGAAATAGTAAAATAGAGGTTGAGAATGAAAGAAACAATTTTCATTCCAAAAAGAGTTATTGATAGTAGGTAGTAGCAAGTATATCGGGCAAAGAGGATCCCCTCCTCTTCAACTGAATACCCGAACTCCAAATCTTGAAATAATAATACTTGAGGATAGGAAATGAGTTCCGATCCCAAGCAACAGAGGAATATTCCTTAGCAAGTGAAGTTAGAGGCAAATGAAATGAGCAGTAGAAAGATGATTACCAGAATGGTGTTTGATGCAGATAAGAAAAGGATGGTTCGCAAGCAAGTTGTAGATCGTCCAATTTATCCAGCACCTGTCCTACCCAAAGTAGAGATGACCCATAGCAAACCCTTAGTAGAAAGATTGAATGACCTTACAGGGGATCGAGGGACGTTAGAGATGGACAAATGGGAACTTCTCTACTGCTTATATGGTCGAGCAAATGTGAGGTTCGGGTAAAGAGTAAGTCATCCTGTTTGACTGAATACCCGAACCCCATATCTTGACATAATTATATTTGAGGATAGGAAATAAGTTCCGATCCCAAACAACCGAGGAATAATCCTCAGCAACACGGAGAACCAAAATGGTTACCAAAATTGAAAAAGTAGAAGATGTAAAACCTGTAGAGATTGAAGATATTTTGATCAACACAGGCAAGTCCAAACCTGGCAAGAATGCCAAGAAGTTTGAGAAAGAGATTGCTGATAGTCAGAGAGATATGCTTGTCCATCAGCACGTCCTCACCACCGATCTTGCTTTCGGTGATATGCAGAAATCACAGAAGAAGTTATTTGATGTGGTGAAAGATGCTTACCTTGATCTGAAAGATGATGACAAAGCATTGGGGAAATACAAGACCAATGTAAAGTGTGATCGTTCTTCCATAAACAAGATCATTACTATCGTAAAGAACGATACATTGGTCAGGTTTAGTGAGAAATTGCCTGTGTCTTGGGCAACACTTTATGCCGTCTCCAAGTTTGAAAAAGATGATCTTGTTGATGCTATTGAGCAGAAGAAGATTGATTGTGAGTCCACCCTTGCTGAAGTAAATAAAGTGAGAAGTGAGTATCCATCTTCAGGCAAAGAGTCCAGTGCTAATGCTGATCCGAAGGCAAAAAGATCAACCAATGAGATTGAAGTAAATACTTGCTGGGTTGATTTAGATGCACTGCCTAATCTTTCCAAGAAAGATCGTCAGCAGGTAGTTGATCTGTTAGCACAGATCCATTCCTATGGTATTCAGGTCACAGGTGTAGACCTTTTTACAGCACGCAAAGCAGCATAAGGAATATTCCTTGCTGAACTAACTAACAGAGTTGAAGGTGTCGATGCTTGCTTGCATCGGCACCAGACACTCAAGGTTTTATGAAATGAAAGAAGTAAAAGCAGACAACTACATTGACCAGTTTATCTTTACAGATAGATTGCGAGGTGAGTTGCAAACATTGAGGACGTTTCCCGAACTTATCAAACTAAACCCAGTGCTATGTTTTCACGGTTATGCTGGCACAGGCAAAACTACTTTTGCTAAAAGTTTGTGTGATGAGTTGTGTGGTCATAGTGTTTATCTTCCGATGAATGAACGATCACTAACAAATGGATTTATTGAAGATGAGATAAAACCATTGTTCCGAACTTATGCAATCGGAGCATCAGAAAAACCATATGCTAAAGGTATCATCCTTGATGAGTTCCATAATCTTGCTCCGAGAGACCAAGACAAGTTCAAGGTAGTTTTTGATGATGTTATTGATGGTATATGTGGTGTGCCAAGTTTGATAGTTGTATGCCTCAATACAACACCCACCAAATCATTGTCTAACTGCCTCACATCTCCCATCTATTCAAGAGTATCTCAATTCAACTTCAACACAGCAGAAGGTGATAAAGATGAATTGTATGAATTGGTAGGTAAGGTGAAAGATAAGTATCCGTTGCTATCGGCAACAGAGATATTTGCCTGGTTACCAGATATGCGAGTAATTACAAGGAGAGGTGTAATGTCTCAAATAATGAATAACTAAACCCATCGTCAAGTAAGACAAACAAACGACCCAATCGGGTCGCATCAAGTGCGTAGAAGCAATGCTCCTACGCATTTTTTTTGCCTATTAGCCAGTTCGGGTAAAGAGGAGCTTGGCCGCTTTAGGCTATAACCGAAAGTATATGAGGAATATTCCTTCGTTTCCTGTTGAATTGCCCACCTGCGCACTTTGTATAAATAGTCATATGGTTACGATATGTAAGGATCAGAATGATTATTATGCTTCGGATAATGCGTCCAGTGATGTTTGCTTAGACAGATATTTATCGGAAGATCAAACTCCCAGTGGTGTGTTTCAGCAATGGTTGAACACATTTCAATTTGGACATTTCATCACGGTAGAACCTACTCCCGTCTGCCCAATGAAAGACGATGATATGTTCCAACGGTTGAGGGAAATAGATCACCTGCAGAATAAGAAATTCATTGGCAACAAATACAGCAAGTTTAGGAACCGAATGGATCGGTTTTGGATGATAGGGTTTTTTGAGAATGGACATAAAGGCAGAGAGTCGAGGCATTTACATCTGCTGACCCATTTTCCTTACCACCAGATGAATATAGGTGGATCAGATTTTTTCAAGAGGAAGATGGTGGAGAATTATGTTCAGCATCTTTGGTATAGCAGACCCTATTTCACCTACCTAAATGATGCTCGTCCTGTTTGCCCAATCCACATAGAAACCATACCGACAAAGAAGGATAGTAATGCGGTGTCTTGGTATTCATCAAAGGAACTGCCAAAGGATATGACAAATGCTGATTACTTCTTTTTTGACAACAATTGACCGTTGCGATCTATCCAGATGTTTTGGTCAGGCAGAAATGTATCCGTTAGACGGACTGCATATGTCCTTTGATATATGCATTGCTGTTCCTATGGTCAATCATATTCTGTTAGAGAGTATAGGCCAGTTCGGGTAAAGAGGAGCTACGGCTCTTTACGCTATAGCCGAAAGTATAATAACAATGAGGAATATTCCTCCACTAAAACTAAATAGAAGAACGATATGAATACAAAATTATTAGATAGCAAATCTGCTCCTAAATCCATTAGCAGTGCAAAAACTAACAATAGACCTACTAATGACTTCCTTGAACTATCTGGGATCAAGAAGCATAACTTTACGTCCATTACTCCTCCTGGTATCAAAAAGGAGATTGATATGTTTATGGGTAATGGAACTGCAACGGTCATTATTTGGAAAACAAAATGAACGATATGCCTAGCAGGGTTGCTGAATACCTAAATGAAAAGAACCCATATATGGATCACAACCGTGTGCTCCATTCCAAGAGACCCAAGAAACGTCCCCGACTCAAGTTGATTAGGCAACCTGCTACTTCAAGTGAAAGAGATATAGAAGATCGGCATAAGGAACAGCAAAGGAAAGAAATAAAACAAAGGCATCCTAATGCTTCACTGAAATGGAATGGACATAGTTGGAAAGTTAGAGCAAAGGCACATCAAGTTAGGAAGCATCAAATAGAGGAGACATATGGGTTAGTTGCGTTGTATGAAATCTCATTCCGCACAGGAGCAATAGCAATGTATTTGGCAAAGGTGAAGCAGTATGCCAATGCTGTAGATAAGGGGGTAATGACAATCAATTCATTGTCCTCCCGACTAGAGAACGCACCTGATGAGAAAGCACGAATCAAAATAGAAAGTGAATTGTGGAAAGCAGATGCTGGTGTGAAATCAGCACTAAGGAAGATGTCCATATATGGAGTATTAGTATCAGCAAGTGGTGGTCTTGGTGCCGATAGAACTTACAAATTACTAAAGAAGATGGAGAAGAAAAAACGAAGATGAAAACACACCACCCTTATGCCGCAAATATAACTATGGAAAACTGGATGGACTTACTTGCTGTGAAGAAGATAGAAGGTCGCAGTATCAACTCCCTTATCAATGAAGGAGCAATGGAAGTAGTAAAGAAAACCAAAATGGAACAAAGTCAGCACAGAAAAGACAGAGAAAGTATTAGGACAATTGCTGCATTTAGATAAATAGTAATACCAAGACTGCGTATCACTAACCATAAGTCCTACTGAAAAGAGGACTCACCTCATTGAGGTGGCATACCCCCCTGCTTGCTTATTGCATCAGGGGGATTGTTTTTTCAAAGCAAAAAATAACAGTCCATTCCGATATATAAACGATCATCACTTGTTCCAATGTTCAAGTGATGAATAGAGATTTGGAAAAATTAATCCAGAGATCGGACATCCTGAATAAAACCCTCAATTTTTTTCTGCGGCAATATTTTTGCGGGGGATGCATTTTTGTAGGTGATCTTTTAGCATAGCAATCTTTATGGCCAGTTCGGGTAAAGAGGCCTAGCTCCTGTTTAGGCTATAGCCGAAAGTATAATAACAATGAGGAATATTCCTTATGTTCAATCACAATACACTAACGTGGAATGTTTCGTAAGGTGGTAAAATAGAACTGTGAAAGAAACCCTACATTGCTATACCCGTGTCAGCACCCGAGTTCAGGAGGATGGGACATCATTGGATATGCAAAGGGATGAGGGTAAGAAGAAAGCAGAAGAACTTGGGATGAAATCAAAGTTGTGGAATGAAGGTGCTGCTTCATCTCACCACGAAGATTTATTGAACAGACCCAAACTAATGGAGTTGATGAGTGAAGTTGAACACGGAGCAGTGAAGCATTTGTTCGTGTTCAATAATGACCGTCTATCTCGCAATGATATAACCCAACAGACCATCAAGATTGCATTACAGAGAAATGATGTAGTGCTTTACACCAAAGATGGTCAATTTGATTTATCTAATCCAGCAGACAAACTTTTCAAGACCGTGCTGGACGGCATAGCATCCTATGACAATGCCTTGCGTGCTGAACGAAGCAGGTTAGGAAAGATAGCAAGGGTGAGGCAAGGTTATTGGTATGGTGCTCCAACTCCTTTCGGTTATGAAAGTGTAAATAAGAAACTTGCCATCAATGCTGAGGAAAGCAAGTGGGTCAAAAAGATTTTCAAGTGGAATTACGAAGGCAAACCTTTGATATGGATAAAAGGGCAACTGGATAAGAATGGTGTGCTAGCACGGAGAGGCAATCTATTCTCAACAGGATCACTAAATGTGCTGTTAGGTAATACGCACTACATTGGTTATTACACCTGGACTGATAAGAAATCAGCAGAAACGATTACCTGTGAGTGTCCTTCTATTGTCGATGACACGGTATGGAATGCTATTGCAGATAAACGCAAGCAAGCATTAGGACGCATCAATCAAACCAATAGAACACAGAAATTTTATTTGTTGCGTGATTTGTTGGTATGCGGTGAATGTGGATCCAATATGTCTGGTCGGATTCATTATGCTCGTAGATCGCAGACATATTATTGCCCGAAGAAAATGAGAGATTGGAAGAAAGCACCAATAGCAGATAAAGATAAATGGAAAAGAGGCAAAGTCGGAGATAGAGGATGCACGATGACCCGTTCCTTGAATATTCCCATAACAGATACAGAGGTGTGGGAGATGGTGATGGATACGGTTGCTAACTCATCAATGCTGAAGGAAGGGTTCAAGGATGAGGTGCTCCAGTCAAAGTTCAAGGGTGAAAAAGAAAACGAGAGATTGCTTAGAAATGAGAAGAAAAGAAGTGATAGGTTGATGAAGGAGTTGAAGCAGGTTCAGTCAGGCATAGCAGAGGTAGAAACAAATAAATTGCTGAACAAACACGACCCTGCTGTATATGCCAAGATCAGATCAAATCTTGATGCTGAGTTGAAAACGAAAAAAGATCAGTTAGATCAGTCACGCATCAGGACAAAAGAACTCGGTAATCAAAAAAGTTGGTTGGATTGGATAGGCAAATATGGGGATGATTTGACCCTCAAAAGTGAGATGCCGAAGGAAGATAAAAAGGAATATCTACAAGGACTATTGGACAAAATTGAGGTGCGATTAGACAAAGAGACCAACGACCACATTTTGACGGTCTATTTTCGTATGGGACTGGTGGGTGATGGCATAGAATATATAAATCCGAGTAGCAAGAAGGACGGATACAAAGTTATAGAGGGGAGATCGGATAGATCAGTAATTATCTCCCGAGAGAATAGCCGAGATCGGGCAAAGAGGCCAAGCTCCTCTTTGGCTGAATACCCGAACAGGAATGGTACAGACGGTAAATCAGTGGAAAAACAGGTAAAAAAAAAGAACCTGAGTTTGCCACCGAAGGAATCCGTTCCATCACTGTGGAGTAGTTTGGTTAGATAGTAAGAGAAACCCTCAAAACACTGAAACCTACCTAACATTTGTCCTATCTGTTCGTGTTACCCATCTCTGGGTCGCACCCTATACGCAGTACCAACAGTTCCTATTCGTCACCATTAACGATTTGCGTGAGAAGGGGTGGAATTACCGTCAGATCGCAGATTGGTTGAACCAGAACGATTACAAGACTCCACGGGGTAAGATGTTTCACGGGTCACACGCACATTCCATCGTGAAGAAGAAAAAGACCCGAGAAGTTAGATTGAACCGTCGGTATGAACCAAAACTGTCTAATTTTGCCCTCCGGTTCGTGGATAGAACCCTTATCAATCAATAACCGACATACCTTCGCATTCCCTGAACTCCCCAATTCCCAGTAGTATTGTGTGGGTAGGACTTGTGGAAGTCCTGGGGTATTACAACTATGAATAAAACCCGACTACTGTTTCTTGTTCCTTTATTCCTTCTCGCAGGTCTATTCGCATTCAACTCGTATGCGGATGAGGTCACTATTGAGTATGAAAATGGAACTTATACAGGAGAAGTTGCCGGTGGTGTTCCGCATGGTCGGGGTACTCGCACATTTCCCGATGGAGAAAAGTACATCGGGGAATTCAAAGATGGCAACTATCACGGTCAAGGAACCTACACCTGGTTCGATGGATCAACGTATGTCGGGGAATTCAGGGAAGGCAAACAGAATGGTCAGGGTACCTACACCGAGGGCAGTGGTCCGAATTCAGGAGACATATATGTCGGGGAATGGAAGGACGATAAGAAACATGGTCAGGGTATCTACACATTTGCCAGTGGAGAAAAGTATGTTGGGGAATTCAAGTACGACAAAACGAATGGTCAGGGTACCTATACATATCCGGATGGAAGAAAGTATGTCGGGAATTTCATGGACGGCAAGAAGCATGGTCAGGGCACCTGGACTGAACCCGATGGATCAACGTATGTCGGGGAATTCAAGGTCGGATTACAAAATGGGCAAGGTATCTACACATTTGCCAGTGGAGAAAAGTATGTCGGGGAATGGAAGAACGGTAGAAAAAATGGTCAGGGCACCTACACATTTCCAGATGAATCAACGTATGTCGGGGAATTCAGGGAAGGCAAACAGAATGGTCAGGGTACCTACACATTTCCCGATGGGGGCAAGTATGTCGGGGAATTCAAGGACGGCATAGAAAATGGTCAGGGCACCCTAATTGCTCCCGATGGGGGCAAGTATGTCGGGGAATGGAAGAACGGCAATAAAAATGGTCAGGGCACTTACACTTTTGGTAAAGGAGAATTTGAGGGGAATAAGTATGTCGGGGAATTCAAAGACAACTTGTACCACGGGCAAGGCACCTTTACCTATGCAGATGGAAGGATATATGTTGGAGAATTTAGAGACCATAAAACACATGGTCAAGGAACCTTATACGACAAAAACGGAAAAGTAATTGCGACTTATTTGGACGGTGTTATGACGGAGAAGTAACAGATCAGCATGACTCGAAAATCAGACAAAGAAGTTGTAACCATTGAGGGGGAAGATGGTACCTACACTGGAGAAGTATCCGATGGTGTGCCGCATGGTCAGGGAACGATAACTAGTCACGACGGAACAAAGTATGTCGGGGAAATCAAGCACGGCAAACAACATGGTCAGGGTACATACACCTTTGGTAGTGGTCCGAATTCAGGGGACATTTATGTCGGGGAATGGCAGGACGGTAAAAGACACGGTTATGGCACTTTTACCCATGCCGATGGATCAAAGCATGTCGGGGAATTCAAGTACGACAAAACGAATGGTCAGGGTACTTATACCGATGCCGACGGAACAAAGTATGTAGGTGAATTCAAGGACGACGAATACCATGGTCAGGGGACCTACACCTTTGGCAGTGGTCCAAATTCAGGGGAGAAGTATGTCGGGGAATGGAAGAATGACAATTTCCACGGTCAGGGTACTTATACCTATCCCGATGGATCAAAGCATGTTGGGAAATATAAGGATGGTGAAAAGAATGGTCAGGGCACTTGGACCCATCCCGAAGGGGCAAAGTATGTCGGGTTTTGGAAGAACGACAATCGACATGGTCATGGTACCTACACGTTTGGCAGTGGTCCAAATTCAGGGGACAAGTATGTCGGGGAATGGAAGAATGACAATTTCCACGGTCAGGGTACTTATACCAATGCCGACGGAACAAAGTATGTCGGGGAGTTCAAGGACGACACATGGGATGGTCAGGGCACCTACACATATTCCGATGGATCAATATATGAAGGTCAATGGGTGGATGGTTCGGCAAATGGTTTTGGAAAAGAAACACGTAAAGACGGGTCAATTTATGAGGGTGAATGGAAAGATGGAGCACGGCACGGTCAAGGGACCTTGACCCATTCTAATGGTGAGAAATATGTAGGGGATTTCAAGGAAGGACATATGTATGGTCAGGGCATTCTCATCTATGCCAATGGAACAAAGTATGTCGGAGAATTCAAGGATGGTCTATTTCACGGTCAGGGGACTTTTACCTTTACCGATGGAGCACAGTATGTCGGTGAACTAAAAGACAACCACCGGCATGGTCAGGGGACTTTTACCTTTCCCCCTGCATCAAGGTATGTCGGGGAATGGAAGGACGACGAATACCATGGTCAAGGGACTTATACCTATGACGATGGATCCAAATATGTCGGGGAGTACAAGGACGGCAACCCATGGAACGGTACCGAATACGACGAGGATGGGGAAATATCTGCCACCTATTCGGATGGTGTTATAACGGAGAAGTAACCCAGCACACCAAGGAATTCAATTTACCTTACAATTAACGTGCATGACGAAAAAAGGTTTACTTGTTGTATTGCTGCTTGTGCCTCTTTCGGTTTTTGGTGCCGATTCCAACTATGGTGATCTAACTGTAACTCGACTTGTTCGTGTTTATGATGGTGATACCTTTTATGTTGATATTGATGGACTCCATCCAATTATTGGACAAAACGCACCCATTCGGTTGAGGGGAGTCGATACTCCAGAAGTAGGTCGTCGTAGCAAATGCGACGAAGAAAAGATCCTTGGAAACCAAGCAAAAGTGTTTGTAGAAGATCGTTTAACAGGTGCAAAGATCATCCTATTGAATATTGATCGAGGCAAATACTTCCGGATAATTGCGGATGTAACGTATAACGGCATCGATCTTGCAACTGAACTTCTTAAAGCAGGACATGGAAGGAAATACGATGGTGGAAAAAGGTCTGGATGGTGTGACTCGTAAGTAAAAGGCATCCTGATCATCTAAAAGTAGCAACAGACCGAATGGTCTCTCGGACTTTTCTGTAGTTCCCAAGTTCTTGTTTGGTTTTCTTTACTACTTCTCTTGTACCTTCATTACTGTCCATCCCAGACTTTCCGTCCTAAACTATCCCGATGAAAAACCTGACCCTCACCATCTGCCTGACCCTTGCAGTTTTTCTTGTATGAGAAATCCCAACATCAACCGGGGGACTCTTCCTCCTGGTCTTTATTACCTTGGTGATCTGACTTATCTTCTCAACAATGAAGATTATGACGAAGTGATGGGAAAAACAGAAAATCCCCGGCAGAGTGGTATCTTCATAAATAAAAAAGGTCAAAAGTTTGCAATCTTTTCGACCATGTATGGTGATGGAATCTATTTGGATAATAATGGTGATTCATATGGTGTGGATTCGGGTACGATTGGTGCGTATCCGATTGAGAGTTTTGATGAAGTGAATGAACTTGGACAAGGAGTTGAGTTTATTGATGAAGTGAATGTGGATTATGATGAAGAAACGGGCATTATCAGTTTTGGCAATATTCATATTCATACCGACCCATTTGATGAGGTAAATGATTCCAACTAAAAAATTAGCATTTATCTCAATGATGCAACCGACCGAATAGTTTCTCGATCTTTTCTGTATTGACCCAATTCTTCTTTCGTTTTTCTAACGACTTCTCTCACACCTTCATTGAGAAGAACCCGAAGATATCCCCCAAAACTGTCTAATTTTGCCCTCCGGTTTGTTGATAGAACCCTCATAAACTCCCCATTTGAGGGCAAAATGTCATAAATGTTGTCTTAAATGATATTTTCTCGTAAGTAGTTCTTTTTAAACACTTATTATCCAAAACGGTATTGACATATGCTTATGAATGTGTTATTATAATATTATAGAATGAAAATAAGGCATTAATAGAGGGAGAATAGGTAATGAGTAGATTGGGGAAAACTGGAAGTGCAGTGGTTTTGACTGACCAACAACTCAAAATCGTTTTTAAGACGATTTTGGGGAGTGGTAGTGTGCATACAGACAGAAACTACCTAATCATCGTCCTATCGCACCTGTGCGGTTTGCGGGCAAAGGAACTCGCATCTCTCAAAGTGAGTGATGTGATGGTTGGTGGAAAGGTGGTGGATACCCTGCGGTTGATTGGTTCTTACACGAAGGGGAATAAACACCGAGATATTCCACTGAATAACCACAAGGTTATTGGTGCAATAAAAAAGCACATAGATAATCAAATGGAAGTGCGTGGTCGGTTCGTTGAACCAACCAATCCATTATTCCGGTCGCAGAAAGGTCGGTTTTTCTCACCAAACTCTATGGTTCGGTTAATCAAACGCATTTACGAAGATGCAGGGTTTAGAAATGCCAGTAGTCACAGTGGTCGGAGGAAGTTTGCAACCACCCTGATAGAAAGTGGTGCAGATATTAACTGTGTGAAGTTGTTGATGGGACATTCCAGTATCCAGACAACAGCACGGTATTTTTCTACGAACCCAAACCGACTTGCGAACTTAATGGGTAGTTTGAGTATGTGAGTGGTAATGATTTTTCCCTAATAGTTAGGAGATGCAATAACAACAATCTTTCGGTCGCAGTTGTAGTTATAAAGTAAATGAAGTGCGGCAGGAGGATGTGAAGATGAAAGTTAGTAAAAACCCTGAAATGGACCACTTTAAGGTCGACTTCGAAAAACGAAGGTATGGTGAGATGTCACCTGACGAACGGCAAATCGTTAATGACCTAACAGATCAAATAGACAAGATTGTCGGGTCAGATTGGATGAAGAAATACCCTTCGTCCGAAAGTTTACAAGATGCATTCCGTGAAATCTTAAAAAAATGTCCGTCAAAAGAACTGGGATATACGTTGTATAAACGATTGGTTTTTAATTGGAACTACGATAAGCACGAGACACATACCGTGGTCGCAAATTTCTGTCGTGCACTGAACTATGAGTTCACAGAAGGTTATGTTCCAAATGCTGAATGGGAAGTTTGAGTGTCGCACACTTGTATTGAGTTTGCGTAAATCGGTGCGACACATACATCAAACTTGATTGGGTTTGCGTAGATGTTTGCGACACATACATCATTTATGAATATGCATAAATAGTTGTGTCGCAAAACATCAAATAAACAGTAGGTCGTTGTGTTGTTAAACAACAATCTATGGGAACGGTCAAGTCGTTGGAGGGGTGTATGGGTAAGTCAGTAGAACGAATAGATAAACAAGACGCACTTAAAGTTATTAAGAACGCAAAGTCATCAGTGAATAAATCTGTAGAGGAGTTTTATTTTATTAGTGGAGATAAGAACACGATTAAACAACTGCCTTCTACACAACAGAAAGAAATACAAGGTTATATCGGTAATAAGTCAGTGAAGATTATTCTGTGGAGAAACTAATGAACGATATGGTTACTCAGGTAGTGGAGGTATTAGATGAAGGGAACCCGTTTATGTCTCCCAATAGAGTTCTTAAATCACGGGTTAAGAAACTACAACGCAGACGCAGACCTATACGACCTGCGACCACTACTGGTGCGTTAGATGCATCACAGAAACATAAGGAACGAGACAGAAAACGAGCAAAAGACCAACACCAAAAAGCACCTCTTAAATGGGACAACGGTGCGACAAGGTGGTTAGTAAGACAACAGGAACACGATGAAATATTAAGAGAGACCCAACACCTTAATGAGATTAGTTTGAGGACGATTGGTATAGGTGCGTCAATGGGTTTGGTTAAGAGATGGAGCAGTAAAGCAACGCAAGAGATAAACAAACTCAAATCACTTGGAGCACGTCTTAGGACTGCACCAGATGACGCAGAACGAACGAAACTGCACGGAGAGATAGTTAGTGTAGATGCAACCGTATTTGATGCACTCCGCAAGATGATGATTTATACCGCAACCCTTAATACATCGGGTCTTATTGGATTAGAACGAACACTTACAAAGAAACTTACTTTAAGTAAACAACGGAGGAAGAAGTAAATGGGACAAGCAAGAACAATCAAACGACACAGTAGTTTGTTAGATGAAAAGAATTACAACGATATGGCAAAGGTAAAGAGTAAGACCGGCATATCTATCAACCGGCAAATCAACGATGCAGTTAGTCGTTTTTATATTCCGCACATTACAGATGAGATAGTAAAGATGCAGAAGAAAACGAACACCCTGCGTGGTTTGTCTAACAGCAGAGTTTTTGGATAAACAAGGAAGTCAAAACAAAACAGTCATACATAAGTCGGTTATATACATCTGCATCTAACGATGACTTTTGATACAGATAAACGCATTACGAATATTTTTCTCAACAAAAATCCGAGGAATATTTTTTGTTGTGAATGACCTTTTTGTAGAAAGAAACAATCTTCTAAAAATAACCGAAATAAACAATATTCTTCTACTGATTTCTGGAACTTTTTGTATAAGTAGTAATACATATCTTTTTTATTCTTAAGAAAAAAAAGTTAGATGATTAAAAAAATGAAACCCGAAAAAAAACATTTGTTTGTTTTTTTTACTTGCCTGAAAGGCAAGAGTGTTAAGAAGATTAAGAGATTTATGGTGAAACAGAAACGACAAGAAACCCAGATGAAGATACAAGAATTGAGTTGTTGATTACTCCCTGTGAAGGATGATGAACCTACTGGAACTTGATTAGTAAACCATCATTACTATTTATCAAGTTAGGATGCAAACCACTGAATAGTTCATCACAACGGAGAACCCCACCGGAGGTATTAGTCAGACCTAATATTTCGCAGGTGGGTTTTCTTCCCAGCAACTTACACATCACCCAACAACGGTAAGAACCCTGAGGGTCGTGTAGTTTCCAGTTTCACCATAAACATTTTGATATTTTTAGTTATGAAGTAGTTAGTGATATGAAGAAGAACGAGACATTACATATTTACACCAGAGTATCTACTCGTATCCAAGAAGATGATGGAACATCTTTGGATACGCAGAGAGATTTGGGTGTAAAGAAAGCAGAAAACCTGGAGATGAAATCTAAACTCTGGAATGAAGGTGCTGCTTCATCTCACCACGAAGATTTGCTGAACAGACCGAAACTGATGGAGTTGATGAACGAAGTTGAAAACGGTTTGGTCAAACATCTGTTCGTTTTCAATAATGACCGACTGTCCAGAAATGAAATTACCCAACAGACCATAAAGATTGCATTACAGAGAAATGGTGTGGTTCTTTACACCAAAGATGGTCAGTTTGATCTTACTAACCCTACCGACAAGTTATTCAAGACCGTTTTGGACGGTATTGCTTCTTATGATAATGCCCTACGAACAGAACGCAGTAGGTTGGGTAAGATTGAAAAAGTAAAACAAGGTTATTGGTTTGGTGGTGCTCCACCATTCGGGTATCAAATTGTAGATAAGAAACTCGAACTTCACCCAGAAGAAAGCAAGTGGGTCAAAAAAATGTTCCGTTGGTATTACGACGGCAAATCTATTATTTGGATCAAATCGCAACTTGATAAGAACGGGGTGCTTGCACGACGAGGAAATCTATTTGCCACAGGTTCAATCACTCGACTATTTAGAAACACGCACCACATCGGTCATTACACTTGGACTGATAGAAAATCAGGTGAAACACTTACCGTTCCCTGCCCTCCTATTGTTGATAAAACTGTGTGGGATGAAATCCAAAAGAGAAGAAATGCAAAACTGTCGAGAAAACAACAAAGCAATAGAACTCGTAATTTCTATCTACTGCGTGATTTGATGGTCTGTGATGAATGTGGTTCCAATATGTCTGGTCGCATCTATGAACCTGCCAAAAACAATTTCTATTACTGTCCTTCCAAACAGAGAAACTGGAAGAATGGTGTATTACCAGAAGGTAAGAAATGGAAACGAGGCAAAGTGGGACAACACGGTTGCACTATGGTTCGTTCGTTGAATATACCTATCACTGACCAATTCGTATGGGATACGGTGATTGATACGGTATCCAATTCCTCAATCTTGAAACAGGGATTCAAGGAAGAAGTACTACAAAACAAGTTCAAGGGTGATAAAGAAAATGAGAGATTGATAGGCAATCTAAAACAAAAGGATGCTGCGTTGAAAAGAAGATTGAAACAGGTTCAGTCCGACCTTGCAGATGTGGAAACCGACATCCGACTGAAAAGATTGGATTCAGATTACGATGGAGAGGTCTTTGCACTAATCAGATCGAAACTGGTTGCAGAGTTGAAACGGGTAAAAGATGGTATTGAACAGACCCGCATAACGGTCAAAGAACTGGGAAACCAGAAAAAATGGTTAGATTGGGTTGAAAAGTATGGAGATAATTTGCGACTGAAAAATGATCTGTCCAAAGAAGATAAAAAGGACTATCTGGAGGGGTTGATTGAAAGGATTGGTGTTCGGTTGGACAAAGAAACCAACGATCACCATTTAGACATAACCTTCAGGATGGGTTTGGTCGATGATGAAATACAATATGTCGATACGAACGATAGGAGTGTCGGTTATACGGTGGTAGAGGGTGATAAAGGTGCAGAGATAGTGATTTCTAAAGGAGAGGTGGAACGGATGCATACCGAAAAGAGAGTGTCTCGGAGGTGGTATTCCAAAAAAAAAGCAGTAGGAGGACTAATGCCATCTCATACTATCCAACCAAAAGCATCCATCACCGTGGAATAGTTTGGTTAGGGGGTAATCAAACCCCCCAGAATACTGAAACCGACCTAACTTTTGTCCAAATCTGTTTGTGCCACCCATCTCTGGGTCGCACCCTATACC